TAATTCTTCATAAAATTTTTCATAGCCCATATCAGATGCATCTTTATCTTTTAGATACATCATCTTTACATTGATTCCATTTTTTCTGAAATAATCAGCTGCTTTAAGAGCTTCGTTGATTGCATCGTTATCTAATGAAATAATGATATTGTTTACTCCACTCATAAAGATTTTTTCAACCAATTGCTTGGAAGGAAACTTACCTAAAAGTGGAATTGCATTTCTTTTAATTGTTATAGCATCAAATACCCCCTCACAAAGTATAATTGGTTCATTCCAATTTACCTGTGATTCAAAACAAATTATATTCTTACTGATTGGTGGGTTTTTGTATTTCATCTTCTCTTCCGAATAATAAGAACGAGAAACAAAATAATTAAGTGAACCATCAGAATTGTATGATGGAATTATCACTCTACGAGCATATAATCCTTCTTTACAATATCCAATATTATGCTTAATAATATCTTTTATACCAATACCTCTTTGTGTAAGGTAATGTATCGCATGTTTATATTCAGGATTAAATCCTTTTGGTTCTTCTGCTAAACTAATAAATTCTTTTGGAAGTGAAATGAATACCTTTGTTTCGGCATCTTCTTGTTGTGGAGTCCAATTACTATCCCCATATATCTCTCTAATTAAAGATATTGTTTTTCTATCTACATCTAATTTACGAAGTAGGGATGTCAATTTTTTACCACCACTATTACAAGTCCAACAATGCCACTTTTGGGTTTCGGTATTAACTTGTAGTTTTGGTTTATGGTGATTACAAAATGGGCAGTAAAATGCTAATTCGTTCCCTTTTAGGGATACACCGCTACCCAATACATTAGTAAGGGCAGTAATTACCTTATTTTTATCATTGCTACTTAACACAAACCAAATATACAACAAATATTTGAAATTACCAAATTTTTATGGTTCTAAAAACCACTCTTCTGGTATTTCCTTATCTGCGTATTTGTAACCATTCTTTTCACACCACATACCATATGTGGTCTTAGAATTCTTACTGATTTTGTTTTTTGAGTTTGAAAATACAAAGCGAATATCCAAATTTGGATGCTGCTGTTTTACTAATTGATGCTTTCTACGGTCTGCTGCAACAAATCTACCTTTTGTTTCTACTATGATTCCATTAGGTAAACGAAAATCAGGATTGTAAGTATGTTGAGAAGCAGGTACAATGTAAGGAATCTTTTCAGACTCATATTGTACAACAATCCCTTTACCTTCAATTTGTTGTGAAATATTTTCTTCAAGACCGGATTTAAATCCATATTTTCTAGCAACCCATTTAGAGTTTACTTTCTTTTTTGTAACTTTTTTGGCCATTAAATTTATTTTTTCTTCATATCGGAGTACTTAGTTGCAGAAATTTCACCACCTCTACCTGTTTTGAATTTAGCTGCAGTTAAAACTTGCTCATCTGCTTTTTTCAAATCGTTTGTAGTGTATGGCGTTTTTGCATTTACTCCAGCTTCAAATGAAATTTTATCAACTCCCAATGCTGCTTTTTGCCCATCGTATAAATCTAAAATCTTTGACATAATGTTTATTGTTTAATATAAATATAAATTAAGTATCAAAACGAATAATAAAGTTTACAGGCATTTCTGATTCAGATTTAATTGGTTGTGGTAATTTTGCTACCGCCACTAAATCACAATTATCATCATATAAACCAATTGTTGTGATAAATGGTGCTAAGAAAGAGCCTGTTGAATCCATAGAACCACTTAAATCGTAATGTTCAAATCCGGCAAAATGGGTAGAAGAACTTACGGATGATGTATAACGATAATCCAAAGTATTTCCATTTTCTAAAATAGATTTTTTACGAATATATTTTACACCAGGTTTTGTTGTTGTTTTATATATCTTACCATCTGAACCTGTTATGTATTCATCTACTCTACCAACCTCAACTATTGCTGATGGGTTTTGTGATACATTGAATTCATCTTCATTCACAATTAGTAAATATTCGTGTTCGTAAATTGTTTTAGTAGATTTATATGATAATTCCCAATCCGCATTTAATAAAGAATCAGCTTCTCTAGTTAAAACTAATAATCCATTTGCATAGAACACATTACCAATTCTATCACTACCAGCCGCTCCTTCTAAGAATGGAATATTTTCAACAATCATTACTCCAGTGTTCGCATTGAAACTAACTATCTTTAAATCATAACTAACACCATTATAAACTAAATTTAATTCATTTAAAGTAACATCAATACCAATTATTTGAAAAGAACCGGAATATGGATTAGTAGCTACATCTTCAAAATCCCAACTATTATTATTTGAATCAATTTTACCAACAATAACACTATCACCATCTGCACCTATTAAATTTCCGTATCCATCATCTATAAAAGATGTATCGTTTCCATTTTTATCAGTTAATAAAATAGAACCTTTTTTTATACCCTCTCCAACATATATTTGTGGAATAGATATTACTTTTGCACTACCACTTAAAAATCTATCTCTGGTAGATGCTTGTATATTATATTCATTAGATTTAGAACCATATCTTAAAAATGGATTATCTTCATTTCCATTATAAAATTGAGCTCTTAATTGTCCATATATTGAATTTTTTGGAATTCCATTTGATAATTCACTAGAGCTTATATTAGCCTCATATAATGATATATCGGTAGAAGTATCATTAAAACTCCACTCCTTATACGCCTTAAATGGGCGAATATTAATATCTGATTTTGGTATCCTTTTTAACATATCATCTATAAATATCTTATAAACTAAAAACCCAACTTTTTATGGTTGGGTTAAATAGTTCGATATAAGTTACTCTCTGATTAGAAATCTAATTTAACTTTAATAGCGATTTCCTTATCAAATGATTTTGCAATCGGTTGAGAAGTTTTTGCAACTGCTAATAATTCATTTGCATCATCATAAAGACCTACTGAAGTAATATATACTTTAGGGTCTCTTTCGAAAGATGAATTTGCGAATGCTCCAACCGAACCACTTACGAATGTTGGGTTATTTGAAAAGTTAAATTCTCTATTGTTTGCTCTCACAAAATAATGTGAAGTAGAAACGTTTTCAGTTCTACGAGCTTGGAAGTCGGCGCCCTTTTTCAATGCATCAAATAATTTTAATGAACCTGATACTGAACCCGATTGGTGATACTGATTTGTTGTTGAACCAGCTGCTGCCATTAAATTACCACCTACTGATGCTGATAATGCGTTTGGATTCAATAAGATGATACCCATATCAGGGTAGAATAATCCAAATCCTTGTCCGTTTGATGCAGTATAAGTATTGATTGATGCAGTTAATGCAGAACCAATATTCAATGAACCACTAACTAAGTTATAAACTCTACCTGCGGTTGTTACATTTTCATCAGTTCCACCACTATCATCAATAAGAGTTACTAATCCAACCGAACCAGAAAGGTTGATTGAAACGTTACCTGGGTCTAATCTTTCTTTGTATCTTGCTCTATTTACGTTGATTGCGTAGAATGATGTCAAATCATGTGCCGCAGCGGTAGAACCACTATACACACTAAAGTATGCATCGGATGATTCTAATAATATATTTTTAAATTGATTATATACAGCTTTAGTAGATAATGTAGATGAATCATCTTGTGTTAACGTAGGTGCACCATATCCGTTTACATCGCCATATGCAATTGAAAACTGAACCTCTGCGGTGTCGGATGATGTTACTGCGTTGTAAACATCTAAATAATATTTACCAGTAGAACTATTGTGTTGTAAAGATGATGTATAAAAAGTAGTTAATGAACCCGTATCACCACTCCAAATTCCTGAAGTTACGATTTCGGTTCTATTAGTTACTTTATCGATAGCACCAAATTTTTTATAAATACCATTTGTTACTGTTGTTAAATCGGAACTAATCTGCTCACCTTCTCCTAAAAATTGGTTTACAATTCTAACCAATTCATTGGTATCAACAGGAGTTCCTGCGGTATTTGCTGCGCCTGCTAAGTACTGGGATAAGTTACTTGCTAAAAGCTGTCCTCTATTATCTCTAATTAATGCCATAGTTTATATTATTGAACGTATGTTACGGTTACTGGAATTGTTTGTGAACCACCCGTTTCGTTACCATAAACAGTTATAGTTGTTCTGATAGTCGAAGTTAATGATGGGTTTGGAATAAATTTGAAAGTTAAACCTTTCGATACTGCTGCGGTTGCTGATACATCATCACCAATAAATACAGGTACTGAGCCTACATCAGCAGTTACTCCTTCACCTACAATATCACCTGCATTTTTGTTAGCTAATATAATAGTATAGCCCATTCTTCTATTTCCTGCTGGAGATGTTGTTGGAGAAAGTGATACTTCACCACTTCTTTGGTTTACTGAAATGTTAGGAACACCAAATTCAACCACCGGAATACGAGTTGTATTCTTAGGAAGAGTTACTAACTTATACTTCATTACTTGAGTCTCATCTGGGTTTGCTTCCAATACAGGCATATTTCTAATTGCCGCATCGTAGTAAGCGCTTCCAAGTGGATGTGCTGGTTCATAAAGTGTGTAATCAATCTCATCATCTGCTAAAGCAAATTGAGTGATGTTTAATCCTTGTCCAGCTGCTAATTTTTCTCTACCTTTTTTAGTAAGAATTGCATCAACTGTCAATTCAGTATTACTTAAATATCCCATAGTTTTTTAATTATCTTTGTTTATAAATATAAATATTTTAAAATTCCGTTATTCTACTTCCAATATTGGTTCACTTGCATCTCTACCTGCCTTATTAACTCTTAATGTATTAGGATTAGATGTAAATGTTTCTATTGGGGATGTTCCATCTAATGTAGTTGCTGCAGTATTTTTTGAACCTTTATAGAAAGAATTTTGTAATCCTCTCGTTAAATCGTTTGTATTTCTATAATGCGTTGGTAAGTATCCGCTCACATTTTTAACACTTATTATATTACCACCAACAGTAGGAACAAATGAGCCACTAAATGGTTGAATATTTAATTTGGTTTCAGTATAAGTTTGTATATCTGAAACGTATCCACCACGAGGGTCACCCAATCCATTTGCCGAAGCGGTTATAGCAAATTTAGTTACAACTCTTTCTTTTTGTTCGGTAACTAATTGTACTCTAACTCTTTCTTTAACTCGTCTACCATCAACATCAAAATATGTTCTGATTGCTGAACCACTTTGTGCATAAATACCAAATCCAATAGTTTCTAATTCAGTTTGTCCAACTATTGTATTTGTATTGTTTATATCTATTTCAGATAATATACTAGCGTTTCCTAAATCAGCATCTATTACAACTTCTTTTTGATAATACTCTGATATAAAATTTGTATCGTTATAATAGTTATATTCCGCTTCCTTTTGATAACTTTCAGCTATCGTATTTTCTAAAGATGCTGTATAAATTGTAGCATAATATTGAGAATTTTCACCTATTAGATTATCTGTTAAATTTGCGTCAACAACAACATCGTATTGATTACTACTAGCATTTAATAATGTTGTATCTGAATATTTTATGTTTACATCTTGTTGATATTCATCGCCCGTTGGTTTCTTTTGAGCAATTTTACTTCTTTCTAAGATGTGTGGTTCTATTAATAAACCAGTAGTAGCTTTAACTCTAGCCGGCAACATATTCTTAATATCTTCAAACATTGATTTCTCATATAGTTTGATTAAGTTTATGTATGAATAAATATCTCTACCATCAAATCTTTTAAAGTAATAATTTCTTAAATTATCTAATTGAGAGTAGTTTGATTTGTAATCATCTGATGGGTCTCCTATATAATTATCCAAATTAATTCCACCAAATGATTTAGCGATATCAATGTTCAACTCTTTTGTAGGAGAGAAGAATAAACCAACTCTGTTTGAATCGGTTGGAGATTGGTCGTATGCTTTTTTAGTTGCTCTACTTTTTGAAGATAAATCTGATACTAATTCTTG